TCAGAGATCCACTTGATTCCCTCTGACAGGATCTTTGCCATCGTCTTCATCATCGTCTTGAAACCAGCTAGCGTCCTCTGCCCAGAAGGAGAGCTGGAATCAAAGAAGTCAAAGAACTTTTTTTGGATGTTGGTCATCAACGAACCGAACGAAGCCTTTCCGTTCGGATCAGTCAGGCTTTTCATCCACTCTTCGATGACGTCAGTGACGCCACCCGTTAGCTTCTTGAACTTTGCCGGCTTGAAAAAGTCAGCGATACCACCAAGAAAGTCCTTGACGCCCGGGAACATCTGGACAAAGGCTCGACCCAAGCGGACGCCCTCGAAGTACGTCTGTTGCAATCCCCTCTTGATGTTCCAGATGATCTCTCTAAACTCTTTGGATGATTGAATGCCGCCCAAAAACCCCTTGAAGAACTGTTGCCAGTAGCCACCTTCCTGGCCTCCACCTGACTTGACGAGGCGTTCGATGCTGTCAGCCAGCTTGCTCATCGCCTCAGCCTGTGACAGCGTCTTCTTTTCAGCCTCCGCAGACTTCTTCTTGATGTCATCTAGGCTAACGCCTTCGTTCTTAGACGAGAACGCTAGCTTAGCCGTCGCCTCATCGAGGCCCGTGGTCTGCGCTAGCAGCTTTAGCTGCTGGCGAGTCATCGTCTCTGTTGACTGCCCAGTAGCCTTGAGCGATTTTCGCAGCATGTCTAGCTGGTCAGCAGGGTTTTGCGCGTCCATCAGCTTGAACGCGTCGACGGTCACGCCAAAGGATTGCGATAGCTTCGAAGCGTTTTCTGCAGCGGTGTCGAACGTCTCAAACGCATCAAGCGTACCAGTGATCTTGTCGAGCTCAACGCCCAACTTACGAGAGTACACTGCTGCAATGCCGATCTCCTTGACGGTCAGTTGGCCGAAGTGGCGCACGTCAGCTAGCGCCTTGACCATGTCTTTGCCGATCAGCTTTTGATCGATGTCAAACGCCTTGCCCAAGGCCAGCGTCTGCTTCGTCATGTCCATGAACACTTTCGTGATGGGCTTGCCCATGGCGATCGCCCTCTCAGCGAGTTGCTTCATCCCCTCGCCAGAGCCATCTAGACCCTTCTCGAAGGCCAACAACGCTCCACCGTTGGCCTCAAACTCCTTACGAACGACGCCGAAGGTCGGGCCCATTGATGAGGCGATCTTGGTGACGTGCTCAAGACGCTCTGCCATCGTTCCGAAGATGCGAAACGCGCTTAGGCCCGTGTCTGAGAATCCCTTCAACGTCTTCGTGGTGTCAAGGATTGCGTGCGACGCGGGTCCCCTTAGATCACCAAACTCCTTGCGTACTTTTTCAATAGCAACAAGCAGCTCGTTCATGCCGCCGGCGGCCGCAGCAGCGGTGTCGACGAGCGCGTTAAACATCTTGAACGGGATCGCAACGATCGCGGCAGCAATGCTGCCCGCGCCGGAGACAAAGCTAGTGAAGAATCCCGTCACTCCTTTGCCCAACGCGACGACGTTCCGGACGCCCTGGACGAGACCGCTTAAGGCTGCGGCGCCGACAGCTGCTGCAGCCGGAAACTTCTTGTTCAGATTCTGTCCCAGGTCCTTGATACGACCTGACAGGCTCGTCACCTGCTGTTCGGTGTCCTTGATCTGCTTCTGAGCAGCGTCAAGCTTGTTCGCATTGAGCTTGCTGAAATCCTGGCTTGTCAGCGTCTCGATGGCCTTCGTTAGCTTTTCGACGGAGGCGATCTGTGTGTCATACGACGAATCGATGCGTGCCATGGCCTTCGCCATCTGGTCGACGGTCGCCGCTAGCTTCTGCGTCAAAGCTAGCTGGTCACTGAGCTCCTCTTTCGTTGCCACGTGTTAGTTTCCTACGTTTGTAAGTAACTGACAAAGTTCGTTATCAGACATCGTCTTTGCTTGTCGATCAGTAATCCTAATGAGTTTCAGATCGTTCGCACAGAACCAAGCGTCCTGACGACGATCACGATCGTAATGTTTGATGATCGCACGATCTCGAGGCCTCTCTGAGGCGCGGATGATCTCAATCGGTCGATCAAGGCCATGCCAATATGCGCCATCAAATTGAACGTAGATGTTACCCACCTTGAAATCAATCAACCAAGTACCTGCGTCATGATTGACGCGAACCTGAGTTTCAACATTCTGACACAATCGACATAAGCATTCGTAAAAACGTTTTTCTACGCGTGATGACGCGTATGTTCCATTACGTTTCTTTGTCTCATGAGCTTTTCGCCATGATTCAGTAAAATCATGTTTGGCTTTCACCTCATCAGCTAGCATCGGATGATCAACGCCATAGCGCTCTCGCCACGTCTCCTTCGCTTTGTAAGCGAAATTCTCAGATTGCGTGTGCCAATCAACCCCAAATCGCTCTTGGTTCGTCTGACGGGCGCGCTCTTTCACTGTGGCAGATTGTGATCCGACTTCAACGCCATATCGTTCAATATTGGTTGCTCGCGTTTTGTCTTTGATTCGCTGAAGTTGCTGCGGGCTCTCAACGCCATGACGCTCTAACATCACTTGGCGTTTCTTTGCATCAAGCACACCTCCGATCAGTTGCGCTCGATTCTGACAGTCTCGAGAACACGCATGATGAACAGCTTTTTCAATGTGTGAAAAGTACGGTTTTTCATACTCACGATCACACACATCACATCGTAAATGAAGTGTCCGTTTTGGAAACGCTTTACGCCGAGAAGGTTGAGAAGAGACTGACAAAAACATGACCAAAACCCATGATCATAGGTATGGCCAGGGGCCAGGGTATCCCAAGGATTCTCTCAAAGTCCTTAGCAGTTGCGTGCTTCAAACCCAGCTTTTCCATGACGCTCTCGACGGTCGCGCCCGGTTTTCGAAGCTCGTCCTGGAAACGACGTGATGCCATCATCGCGTTGCTGACAGCATTGATCTCTTGCTCGCTACCCCGAATCTTCATGTTGGTCGCCTTGCCGACGAGCCATGCAGCACAGGCAGTGAAAAAGATCTTTCCCAACAGGTTAAGTTTCAGTTCGTTAAGCGGTTGCGTATCAGCCATCGACCCCTCGAGTTAGGTATGTCACACGTGTAAACGTCTGACCGTTCATAAGTAGGCGATCAAGTAAATCGTCGTAGACGCGATGGCGAATGCGCTCTGGCCTTGTTCTGCATGGTCCTCACCTCGGGAGAGTTCTGGTGTAGGGCACGCGATTGGTTCTCGCCGCTCTCGCTACCCTTGTTCAGTTCCTTGACGATCCTGTCAATGAACCAGCGCTTGTAGGCGACAGGAAGACGCTGCGTCTCGTGCCACATGAACCCGCCGTAGTACATCAGCAGGAACGATGGCTCGAGGATCAGCTGTTCCTTATCTTCCGGCCGAAGGCCAAAGAAACGTGACGCCGATCGGCATTCCCACCTCCTCGGTGTGAGCACACGACGGACACACGACCTCTTGTTTCATGATGATGCCTGGTTCGTTGTCCTTGATGTAGTTTCGTAAGGCCAGCGAGTCACGAGCGGGCATCATCCTGACGAAACCAGCGATCTTTGCCCTGTCATCAACGCCGTCGATCGAGACGATGCTGTACAACAGGTTGGTCGTCACCGCGGTCTCACCGCCGAGCCCGAGCTTCTTTTGCTTTTCAGCTGTCGCCGAGATGTCTTCCTCGTCGCGACCGGACATGAACTTGAAACGAACCGTCTTCTTCGAGTACGGTAGCATGAACTCAAAGAGGTTGAGACCAGGTTCGACCGGCTCGATCTCGAGGTGCTTCAGGGGCAGCTCACCCAGGTTAAACTGCTGAGCGGCCTTCGTCTCACACTCGGAACACTCGATCTCTGCATCGTACTCCGGACCGTAGCCGGTGATGCGAATGGCTACCATCAAGGCGTTTCGGTCGCCGGTCAAAAGATCCGATGGATTGACTGACCTGTCGACGAGACACGACCTGATGAGTTCAGAGATGACGGTTCCCTTCTTCAACAGGGCCCTGTTCGTCAGGATGTCCTCCTCACGTGCTGTCATTGCCTTGATCTCTACCTGGTCGCGACCGTGAAGCGTCGATGACACTGGGTACGCCTTGCCAGCAGAGGGCAGCGGGACGATCTCGACAGGAATGTCAAGGCCAAAGTCAGCCTTGACCTTATCGGACGCTGAGGTCTGTGGGATTCTTGGGTCGACGCCCTGCGCAGCTGCAGCAAAGACCTGGTTTCGTTGTTCTCGTTGTTCAGACATTTAAGCTCCTGGTGACGATTGTAAGTCAGGTCACCGCTAGGGTAAATGTTCTATGGCGCTAGATATGAGCTGTTTTTGACGATCCCGTCACGCGAGCCCCATGACGGGCTGCTTTTCGCCCAATCGATCCCACCGTTCGTCGACGAGCGACTCGTATTCATGGGAGGTATAACCCGCGACAACCAACAGCTCAGACCACGCGAGCTCGTACTCGTGAAAGGGCAACCCATCAAAACACAGGCGCGCGTCCAGGACGTCCTGCAGCATCAACAGGTGTTCGAAGCTCATCTGAGGCTTGAAACTACCCATGTATGACCGTACATCACGAACGTGTCTTGGGTTTCTTCACCAGCGTCCAAACGTGATAGCTCGGAACGATCTTCAACGATACCTTCTCGTCTGTCGTCAGCGGCCTGATCAACCCTCTTGATCTCAGCGTTGACATCATCACCTCGGTCTGTGCCAAGCTGTACCCGATTTCCATCGAGACAAATCCCACGTAGACAGGACGTGATACCCTATGGAAGTAATTGACGATTTTTTCTAGGGTGGCTGGTGGGTACTCTTTGCTGTCCTGTGACCGCTTGGGCATCTTCGTCGTCTCCTGAGGGCTCTGGTTACGCAATCAAACGCTTACGAAAAAGGCCCTTGACCAACGTGTTTGACGGGATCAAGGGCCTCATGAAGATCGGAAGTGACGCTGTCATCCCGGTGACAGGAGACGAAACAACGTCACCCGATCTGAAATTGAGTTCATCACAATGTAACTATGGTCCTGAGTGAGCGCGTTCGTGACACGTTTCACAGAGAACGACGCCTGAGACGTCGTTAGTGACGTGATAGTCTGCGACCCACCGAGCGTACGACTGGTGTGTCGAGAAGTCGTCTGTCACGTCCCCAAGCGCGTCTCGAGCCTTTTGTAGGATCTCAGCGAAACGTTCCTTGTCGTGGTGGACCTCTAGTCTCTCCTTGGACCCGCATCCCTGGCAGGTGAACTTTGAAGCGTGAAGTTTTGGGTACGTCCACACGTTGAAGACGTAGGAACGTGACAGCGCTTGGACTGACGAGACGCCGCCTTTCCATCTACCATGTTCTGAACCAGTGAGAGGAACGATAGAACCTGATTTCCATTGTTCTGACATGTGTTCTGAACGTTGTTTTTGACAGTCAGGATCAGTTTTTAACGTATGTGAACCATTACGACCATACGCAGCGACACGTCCATCAGTCTCTTTCGTTTCGCCCAGGTTCCAAGGTTTCCACTCGCCTGCAGCGATCTGCTCACGCCTGACGTCTTGGCTCTTCAACAACGCGTCACTGTTGTGCCCCCAGTTGTTGTGAACGCGAGCGTGGTGACCGCGAACGTACTCGACGTATCCCCTGTCGTAATCGTAGTACTTGGGCGTCCCACCGCAACCACACTTGCACGTCGGGATCACGCCACCGTGTCTTTCTTCAATGAGCTTCAGACGCATGATCTCCTTGAATTCAAGGGACGTTCCATGTTTGTTTCGAAAGTGAAGAGAGACGGCTGTGTAGCTCTTGAAATCTTGGTCACACGAAGGGCACTTCATGTCTAGACTTTAAGACTTGATAACGCTTTGTACAACTCGATTGTAGAAACGACAAAAGGCCTCGTAAAAGGCCTTTTGAAACAACCACTTACGTATTCGTAATGATTTCAGAACTGCAAAACCGCGTTGTCAAATCTCAACGTAAGTGAGATCTCTGCTGGGGTGCCGTCCTCGTAGGTGAGCTCACCGAAGTTCGCTTCCGTGATGAAGGCGCCCTTGATGTCCCACAGCTCGATGACGGTGCCGACGGGATCGAGCAGCTTGAGCTGCACGTCACGCTTGTAGAAGTCTGCGTAGCCAGCGCGGCCGGAGACGCTCTCGAAGTGCAGGCGTACCCATTCCATGATCTGCTGCGCGCCGGAAGGAGCGATCGGATCGTGAAGGGTCACTGGAATGGTGTTGAACTTGGTCAACCCAGCGAGGTAACGCCTTGCGTTGATGAACGGGACCTCGACCTCTTCGGTCGTGACCGTCGGGCGTGAGGTCGTCTTGATGATGTAGGCGTCGATGCCTTCGATCATGAGTACCCAACGGTTCTTGCGCTTCGGCTCGAACTTGTTGGGAAGCATTGATGTAACGTCTAGTGTCTCAGCCATTGTGTTCTCCTGTCACCGGATAGCTCTAAGTATTCGATCTCACCAATGATGACACATCATTCAGCGTCTGCTATGTCTGACAAACGCTGCATCACAAGAGTTCTTGCACGATTCAACTCAGGTGAGTTGAAAAACACGTGAAGCATATCGAGTGCATACAACGCATTCGTAGCATTTTCAGCGTCATCATCACTAGCATCATCAACCGGTTCAGGTTCGTATGGGCGTCCGGGTCCCAGATCGTCTAGCGCTTCGTTGATCAACGTACGTAATTGTTTTTGCGACAGTCTCATGGTTCACCTCATGTAGAACGCGTCAAAGAACTCTCTGACGCCGTCAGTGACGAAATTGATCGCCTCAGAGTGAAGCATGTCCTCATCAACGTCTTCTTGTTGAGCGATATCTGATACGATCTGCTCAGCTAACTGTTGGATCAGGTCTTGAGCGGCTGGACTGATGCCATCATCATCGCTCTCAAGCGGATGGTGATCGTCCATCGCCTCCCTGATCATTGAGCGAAGCTGGCCTTGCGATAGTTTCATTCGAACCCGCCACCAAAATCAAAGCCTTGAATGAAGCCTACGAGACAGTCACGGATCGCGTTGTGCAGTTCAGGAATGACAGCATCAGCATCGTCGCCCGCGAGCTCATCAGCTAAGGTGTGAGTGAGATCATTGATCAGTTCTTCGACTGCAGGGCTGATGCCATCATCATCGCTCTCGAGCGGGTGATGGTCACCGATCGCTTCCTTGATAATCGAGCGAAGCTGGCCTTGTGATAGTTTGATCGTTTTCATCAGTCGTATCCTCCCATTGGTCCTCGAAACGAATCGTTTCGCTTTCTTCTTTTTGGTTTTATAGCGCGAGCTCCATGTGCAGCTAACCAATCGCCCAATGCCTTAGGAGTGGTGTTGAAATACTTCTTCAAGTCAGCAGCTGAAAAACCCGTGTCCATGTTGCCCAACATGCCATCGTAATCTTGCAACCCGATCGAATTGGGTCTGACGAGGTAACGAATGTACTCGATGTCCTCTCCCATCTCAACTCTCATCGTGAATGCATCAGTCAGCGCCTCTAATGCGACCTGATCGGAGAGTTGCTCTTGCTTAGGAGATTCGTCAGACGATTCATGAATCATTGTTCTGATCAACTCTCTCAGCTTTGATTCCGTGATTCGAATCACGCTAAGCGTCTCTTTTCCTTCTGACGTATTACGTGCAGGAGCAAACTGAAACGTCAGAGTATTTTCGTCACGTGACACCGTAACGTTATGCTTGGGATACTTCGATCCGAACGCAGCCCAAGAAAACTCAGCAGCATCTGGGTTTGCAAACGTTCCCGTCACTGTCAGGCCATCCGGACTGACGTCTACTTTGGCGCCCCGGCGAGGCAGGGCACCCATGACTTGACGATACGCGTAATCATTCGCTGGTTTCATGCTCTATCCTAATCAACCGTTCTCAGAGATGTTGTTAGCAACGACGAAGTCAAGCGCGACGTACTCAATAGACTTGGTCGGTTGCACGAAGATCTTACCGCGGATGGTGTTGTTCTCCACGTCGGCCTGTGTCGTGGTCGAGCTGTCGATGATGACCCTGAACCTCTCGAGACCGGCAAGCGCCTGGATCCTCTGCAAGCGCGGGGTGACCGCAGCAGAGAACTTGGCGAGGGTGGTGTCGCGATTCGGCTCAAAGATGATGGTCTGCGCGATGTCACGGACCTGGCGACGGATGTCGATCAACAAGCGCCTGACATTGACACGATCCAAGGCGCTGGCGGCTGCTTGAAGCGTCTTCTGACCCCAGACCACCACTCCACCCTTCGGGTTGGTACCTGCCGAGGCGTTGCCCGGGAAGGCAACCAACGGGTTGATGCTGACGTCATACAACGTGTCCATGTTGTTCTTTGACAACTGGACGCGAGCCTCGAGGGTCGTCTGCAACGCGCCTCGAGCGAAGCCTGCTGGAGCGAACCATGGGTGACCCAGCTTGTCATTCAAGGCAAGGGCACCGAGGACGGCCACGGAAGGAGGAGCGAAGACGTTGGTGCCGGTGTTCGGGTCTGGCATCAACACGTCAGGGAAGTAAGCCGCTGCAAAGCTGCTGTCAAGAGCCCTGTTTCGGAAGTTGTCGACCGTCAGCTGCACGGACGGCAGTTGGTTGTCGCTGATCACGTTATCATCGTTGCTGTCGTGTTGCTCAATGTCCATGATGAACAAGGCATCGAACCGTTCCTCGACAGAGTTGATCGCGTAGTTCGTGACCGCAGGTTCCCTGACGCCAGGCAAGGCCAACAGCATGACGTCAACGTTGGTTGAGTTTTTCATGATGTCGAGCGCCTTGGTGTAAGCGGTGACAGAAGGCCCATCGTTGCGGCCGCGGTTGCTGTCGCCCATGTCGGCGACGACGGCGTTGTTGTTGATCTCAGACTCGTCCTTGTCGAACAGGTTCACGCCGTCGAAGCCACCTTGCATGAAGAAGGAGTACTTGAGGAAACGCCTGTTGGCCTGGATGAAGTCGTCTGCCTTGACGCGACGGGTCGCCGTCGAGTCGTCGATGTTGATGTTTCCATCACGGACGTAGATCGCGTTGGCCCACTTGGATGGGTCAGCGAGGCCGGTCGAACCGGTGACGACCTTCACGTTCTCAAGCGTGAAGCCGTTGCGGCAGAACTTATCAGAATCGAGCTCGCCGTTCTGCGACGTCGCTGGCACGCCTGCGTTATCACCGACCACGACGTTCTGTTGTGTCTCAGAGAAATCTGGGAAGTACTTGGCGAAGGCCGCGAGCGACTTGTCCTGCAAGGTGCTGGCGTTTGGTGTGGTCAGGCTGGTGACGTGCTCAAAACGAGCGCCCCAGTAGAGCAACGGATTGACGGACAGCTTTTGGCCCGAGCCTTGCGTGATGTTCTTACGAAGAGGCACAGGTGCCTCGATGACGCGCTTGAGAGCTTCGGTCGTGGTGAGCTGCGTCGAAGACGGGCTCGTCAGCGGCGCTGAACCCGAGGTGATCAGGTGTTGTGGACCACGGAATCCGAACGGAAGCGCTGTCGCGTCGACGGTCTGGTTGTCAACGTCATCAGAGACCTCAACCCGAATGAGGTTCGAGTTGTTCGGATAGTTTCCTTCCACGACCAGCTTCTGGCTGGCTTCTGCCTGGTCGAAGTTGTAGAAGATGTGTGCATCACCGATGACCTGAGCGATGTAACGATCTGAGCTCGGGTCGAGGTTCATGCCCCTCCATTGCTCGAGTGGCTTCAGGTTTCCGTCATTATCGTTCCAGTCGCGAACGACCAGGTCGAAGCTACCGTACCTGTTGTTCGGATCAGTCGATGGGACGATGTTCTCGATCGATAGCTTGAAGTTTGTTGAGATCCCGGTGCCAGCGTCGAGGGCGTGCAGCTTGAACAGGTTCGTAGCAACACCACCGAACTTCTGTGAGATCACCCAAGGAGAGTGAGCATGAGCAAAACGATCGGTAAAAGACTCGTAGTTCGGGATCACGTCGCTGCCTGCATTGTAAGCAGCAGATCCCGTTGTCAAGAACGCAGCGACCTCAGAACCAGGTTTTGGTGCTGTCGAAGCGCCGGCACCTGACAACGCAGACACGATGCCCGATCCGGTGACGACAGCCGTGGCCGGATGAACGTCCCACGAGGCGTACAGGAGGTGACCTGCCTGTTGGTACTTCAGCGGGTCCCTGTTGAGGACGTTAGCAAAGTAGTTGGGTGACGTCATGTCGAACGATGCCGTGATGACGTTCGGATACAAGGGATCGATCCCCTGGTGACCGTTGAGCAAGAGCACGAAGTCCTGCTTGGCCACGCCCGCATCCAGCAGGTTGACAGCACCGTAGATGCGACCTTGAGAGCTTTGTTCCGTGGCAACCAGGTTCGAAGCTGGGTTCAATGACGCGGTGATCGAAGACGACAAACGAAGGATGACTCCGGACGGAGCCAACATGACGCCACGAACGATCGGAACTGCGGTGTTAACCCCGGGAGTGATGCTGCCCTGTCCTTGGAGACCCGCGTCGGAGAAGACGGTCGAACCAGCGGACTCTGACATGAAAGCGCCAAGGAAGAACGTGCGACCGGTGACGCTGTTGCTACCCGAGTTAGCGTATGGGTTACCGACCAACAGGCCATCGTTGACTCGCGGTTGGTTCTCACCGACCGTGAAGCCAGCCGCAGTGACGCTGCCGTCCTGATTACGCTTCTTGCCGTCGCCGATACCAAGAACCCTAAGGAACGTGACAGCACCAGCGTTTCGCAACCACTCGGTTACTGCCAGAGGCCCGAACTTCTTGCCGTCAGTCAGACCGAACTTAGCGTAGAAATCGCTAAGGGATCCGACCGTTACTGGGACGAATGCGGGGCCTTGAAGGGCCGTGCCGACGATGCCCGCCGGGATGCCGACGGGTTGTTGAGCGACCGGTCCGGAGATGTCGATCTCCTTTGCTGTAACGCCCGCGCTGCCGAATTTGAGTTGTGCCATGATCCTCTAGGTTGTAAGTATCAGACAGTCGAGGTTCCTTGCGAAGGAACTATACCGACGTAAAATTTGCGAGCCGTTTTTGCAGCAGACTTTACACGAATTGGACGCCGCTGTTGGTGATGATGAAGTCCACCGCAATGAACTCGATCACCTTTGTCGGCACCACGACCACACGACCGTTGAGCTTGTTGAGGTCGATGTCTTCCTGTGTGTTGTTCGTCTCATTGCAGATGACTTGAAACGCCTCGATGCCTTGCTGGGCCTGGATCAGACCAAGCTGCAACACGGAGTCTGCGACAAACTTGTTACGCACCGCTGCAGTGTTCTGCTCGAACACCATCTGGTTTGCAATGCTGATGATGATGCGCTTGACTTCCAACATCAAACGGCGGACGTTGACCCGATCGAGCGCAGTCTTGGCGACTTGCAGCGTCTTCTGACCGTAGATGACGAATCCGAGACGTGGGAAGGTCGCGATCGGATTGATCCTAGAGTCGTACAGGGTGTCCCTGTCGCTGACGTTCAAACGAACCTCAACGTTGGTCACGAAATCCAGACCTGCACGGTTGAAGCCAGCAGGTGCGAACCACGGGTAAGCGACCCTGTCATTGAAAGCCAGCGCGCCCATCGCTGCGACAGAAGACGGGACCTTCAGGCGACGACGGTTCGTCGCGTCGTCAACGAAGACGTTCGGAAAATACGTACCAGCGTAGTTGTTATCGATCGCTCGACCGTCGAGCGCCGCAGCCGTCTTGTTGACGTCAGGTCGACCCGACGAGTCATCGTACAAGCGAGCAGCTGAGTCATCGTAAGACGCAATGTCCATGACATAGAAGGCTAGACCGTAATCACGTACCTTCGCCATGGCGTAGTCGGTTACGAACGATTCACGGATGCCAGGGATCGCCAGGATGTTCGTGTTAACGACCAGTGGGTCAGTCATGATGTCGATCGCCGTCGTGTACGACAGGACGTTCGAGTTATCCTGTCCTGTGCCGTTCGGATTGACCAACAGGCCCGAAGCAACGTATCCCACTGCAGCGCCGCCGCCAGCGTCAAATGATGTCGAACGATCATTGAGACGGCGAGCGTCTCTGTCAAGGATGTTGACGCCGTCGTAGCCACCGTACATCATGTTCGTGAACTTGGTGAACGGAGCCCACTTGTTGAAGTTTGCCGCCGTGTCCTGCGCAAGGACAGTAGCGAGAGTGATGCGCTTGCCGATGCTGGTGCTGACCGTGTATTGCGACAGGTCCAGCTTGGCGTCACGTAGGTACGCTGCCTCACGAATGTGATCCTGGATCGTGCCGGTCAGGTGGGTGATGGCCGTGTTCGAGAACGCCACCTTCGCTAGCGTGAACTTGTTGTTATTGAAGGTGTCAGCGCCAGAGCCCGTGACAAGGACATCGAGCTTCTTGATGCCCAAGAACTTCGTGTAGGCCTCGAGTAACCTGTTCTTCTCTGAGGCCAGGTTTGCGTTCAACGGATCGGTGTTACGCTCGAACTTGATACCCCAGTGAAGCTGGGTGTTTGCGAGCTCGGTCGGACCCGGAGCACCCTCGAAGGCTGAAGCCAACGGGATGTCACCCTTGGTTACCTTGAACCTGAACGGAACGGGAGGAAGAATCGATCCTGACAGCGCTGAACCAGAGCTGACGCCCAGCACGCCGACGACCCTTGCCGTAGCAGAGCCTGCGTCAGTCAGGGAATCGTTCGTCTTCAGGACTTCCACGCCGCGGAAACCAAAAGGCAACGACTTGGCAGGAACCAATCCCCTGTCAACAGCGTCAGAAACGTGGACGCGAACCAACTTAGAGACGTTCTCGTACTTTCCGGTCGCAACGACACGACGCTCGGTCGTGATCGAAGAGTCGAAATTGTAGAAGACGTGGCGATCGCCCACTAGCTTGGCGATGTAGTTGTCAGCGTTCGGATCTAGCGAGCAGTTCGGGAATGACTCAAGGACAGATGGGTTCTGGTCCGTGTCGTTCCAGTCCCTGATCTGCAGAGTGAACGTGCCGAAAGGCTTTGACTCGTCGAGCGAGGCCTTGAGGTTCGTGATCGACACCTTGTAGAGACGGTTAGCGAACTCACCGTCGTCGAGGGCCTCAACGTAGAAGAGATCGTATTCTGTCGCACCGAACGGCTGCGAGATGAACATCGACGTCTTGGGAGTCTGATACCTCGTGTCGAAGGCACCGTACGCCTGTCGCATGATCAGGCTGCTGTTTCCAGAGGTGTTGCTCGTTGCCGTTGAGCCTGACAGGACAGCGACGGTGACAGGGAACGCAACCTCATCATCGACAGCAAAGTCACCGTAGAGCAGGTGTTGCTCTTGCACGAACTTGTCAGGGTCGGTGTTGAGGATCTTTCCGAAGTAATCAGCGTCAGTTGGATTCAGGGACGCTGTCAGGATCTTGACGCCAGGGTTTCCGTCCGTGTTGACGAACGAGTTACCCAACGTCGAAGAGATGATCAGCTTGAACTTGCCGTTGACAGGCGTCGCGAGGTCATCGGGCCCGGCTGCGGTGAATGCACCGACTGAGCTCTCATTGCCGTCTTGCACCATCATGCGAGCGCCGGAGGCTAGCAAGACCATTCCGCGAATCAGGTTAACGAAGCTACCGTTGAAGCTGTCGTTGTCAGTAAACATGGGAACACCTGAGGCCTCTGCGCTCTGCAAGGTGTGACGTGCCGCAAGAAACTGGACTGCTCCAACGTGGCGACCATGCGAGTCATCAGCAGCTGTCGAGCCGTTCAGGTAAAAGCCTGCGTTCTTGACTCGGCCCGTCTGTTGGGCGACGGCAATGTCGCCGTCGGTGGAGTTGTTACCGGCGCCGAGGACACGCAGGTACGTCAGCGAGGAGCGGTGCTTCAGGAACTCGTTGACCGCGTACGGGCCGAAACGCTTCGGGTCTAGGTTTCCGAACGTAGCTGCAAACTCGTTGAAGTTAGCGACGGTCACCGGAACGAAGGCCGGGCCTTTGTTAGCGGTGCCAATCACGCCAGCAGGGACGCCGACTGGGCCTCGCAATTGGGGCGCGGACAGGTCAATCTCCCGCTCGTAGAAATTTGGTGACCTGAAAGTTTGTTCGGTTCCGGACATTACTGTGCTCCTCTACGCTTTGGAATAGCTACAATAAGTATCATTGGCGTGTCTTAAAACCAAACACGCGCTCAGTCATCAGTGACCACGATCGTCAAGCCTCCCAGGTCAGTACCAGGAGCAAAAACGGTCTCACCAGTGAACCGATTGGTGTTGACGACCCTGGCGTACTTCGTCACCTGGTTGCCGTTACGATCGATCCCTGTTATCTTTTTGTACTGCGCTTGGGGGCGACCCTTGCCCAAGGCCGCTAACGCTGGGTCGTTAGGTGACGTGACCTTCGATCCCGGGTACAATCGAGTTCGACCAGTGTTACGTTGGTCACGTCTCTTGTTCGGAGCATCGTCAAGGGGCAACGTCGGATCGTCCGATCCCAGGAACGGATCGCCTGCATCTGAACCGATCTCTTCGCCAGCGTTCAATCCGATATCAAACGAAATGACAGGAGACGACACGTAACGCTTGACGGGAACTGGAGCTCCTGGCACGCCAGAGGCGAGGATGTAACCAGGGACCTTGATAGTGAACTTGTACTTGATCAGTCGCTCTTCTTGCGACATGTCGTCGAAATTGTTTTCTGCGTTATACACGTTGCCATCGACGGTCGCGATGAACCAGTAACCCTTTGGGCTATCCAGGCGCCAGGCGTTGCCTTGAGGCAAGAAAGAAGAGATCAACATCTCAACCAATTGAAACATCTGAACCGTGTATTGCGTCCAGAACGTCACCTCGTACACTGCTGTGAAAAACTGAGGTGCAGGAAGGACGAGCGTCTCATAGACGTTGTTCTTCTTGTCGTTAAGCAACAAACCCCCCTCTATGACCGTGGGATCATCAGCGAGGTCACCTATCTTACGAGAGGTGATAAGTTGAGACGATGCAGCTGTGGTGGCGGTGTACGCTACGAAGGGTTGGCCGCTCTCATCAACGATCCTATCTCCGTTTTCATTGAGAACGTAATACGTGATGACGTCAAGGCTATCATTCGTCTTCACCGCCAAGTTGGTCTGGTGATTTATCCCGAGCCTGTTGATGAGTCCCTGGTACGCACGATCAGAATTGTCTAGCCTTCTCTTAACGACTATCTCGCCCGTCTGTTGATTGATACCTCGACCTGTGATGTCCTCGTCTGGTGTCTGTTGGATCGTCGTTCGGATGACCGTGATCAGGGGAAGTATCAATGCTCCGTTACGATCACGAACGCCACGACTGCGTTTGGCTAACGCCCACTTCTCAGCAGCCGAGAAGATGATCGGAACCCGTTTCATCTCTCCACGGTTTTTGTCGCTGGTGCTGACCTGGAACGGGATCTCCTTGTCGAACAGATTGAACAACGCAGCGTCTACGTCCTCGACGCCACACGCAGGAACCGTCAGGTCAGAGGGCGATGACTTGGTCCCGTAGCCAGTCTGGATTCCGGCTACGTTAAAGTTAGGCATGCTGTTGCTGTTGAAACGTGTTGACATCAGCTATCGTCTTCGTCGTAAAACGAGCTCCCGTGGTGTGAGTTATCCTCGACGGCGCCCTTTTCAGAGACCTGCTTGGGACTGGTCAACGAAGGCTCGAGCACGCCTGCCTTCACCAGGTCACGAACGTCGCCGGTCGGGCCTTCTGAGTTCTCCTTGCGGCCTCGCTGCTGCTCAAACTTCTTTTGGACTGCGTCGGCCTCTGGCCTCGATATGTCAGTCGGTCCGATGATGGGAGCCTTGAATTGACCCTCACGTGCCTTTGTTCCAGTCAGCTTGACGCCGTCCTTGTGCTCAGGTAGGCCGTAGATGTTGCGCATGAACGAGCGCTCTGTGATCTCGTAAAACACGTCACTGAACGAAAAGAAGTCACCGATGGCAATGTTGATCCCTTTCTCGACCAGATCTCGGTGTTGGACGTAGACCTCGATCTTGTACTTTGAATCGATGCCGAAGGTGTCGATCTTCGTGTCTGACTGAAAGTTGTTGTCAACCAACGCATCGATGATGATCGGACCGTCAAACACCTTCTCCATCGACTCGCCATAGATGCCGTTTGAGTTGGTCTTGGTCTCAGAGATCGAGTAATAGTAGATCTTCTGACCCACCACATCCTTGATGATCTCTTTGGTGATGTCTGAGATGAAGTTTAGCTCTCGTGGCGTGATGAAAAGACGTGACATCTTAGATCCTCGATCTTAAGTAGGAACAACTTCGATCTATCCAATCACGATACTCTTGCCCAACGGCATGGGCACGTACTTCAACGTCTTCTGCAGGCTCTCAGCGAGCGAGGCCTGTTGTTCCATCAAGGCCTGATTCGTCAGCTTGTCAAGCCACTCCCTGATCTGATCACGTAACCTCGTCTGGTCCTCACGACCTTGGTTTACGAGCGATTCACCGTTCAATTGCAGGTCAGCGTTGGGGATCGGGATGGTCTGAAACTTGCTACGTGTCAGGCCCAACACCTCTTTCGCGAGCGCTAGCGTGAACTGTCGGATCCACTGGCGTCCGGGCTGCGTGATCGTAGAAAACGGCAGGTTGTTGAGAGGCACGTTGCTGGGCCCAGAGATGCCGTATAGCGTGGAATCAACGCTGCCAGACAGCGAGCCACCGATGCCATTCGGATCCGTGGGATTGTTCGGTTGGGCGAACACCTTGATGTAAAGCTTGCCCAGTTGCGACGTCAGGGTCGGGATCGGATAGATGCGAAGCCTGCTACCGATGACCTCATAGCTGTAGTTCGATCGACGGACACGAAAGGCAGTCTCTAGCATGCCCCTACGTAGGACGTCCTCGAACACTGGCAACACGTAGAAGATGGTGCTGTTGACGTACGACTCGTAATTGAAGTTCGTGGCTAGGAAGTTAGTGATGTTGCTAGCGTTGAGCAGCGAGGCCTGGGCAGCGATGGGCTCAAAGTGATAGACCTCTACGATCTTGATCCTGCCACGTGAACCAGACGGGATCGACAGCCACAGGTTCTGGTCCATCGTCCCGCTCTCAGCACTCAATAGGTCGGCATAGATGTCATAGTCCTGTTTGCCATCGATCAAGCGGATGTAACCCAGCTGAGCGTCATAAGGACCACCCATGAACGCCTCGGTCGCGTACGGTTCAGCCTGTCTGATGAGGAACTCGAGCGACTGACGCGGGTAGATGTTCGTGAGGTCCGTGCTGCCGGTCGGCAAGCCCAACACGTTGATCAGCTCTGACTGGATCTTCATCTCATGGACGAGCCTGCTGTACTCGCAACAGGCCTCCTCGAAACACGCCCAAATCTCTTTCTTCGTCAGCTCGACAGACAACACATCATCGCCTAGCTTGCGCTTGACGAACGTCACCATGCCATCAGCCTCCGCTTGAAACTGTGCGTCGCTGTCAAAGAACCCAAAGGGCGTAGGGGTTAAAGTTTCAATGAAGGTAGGCATGTCTCTTGCGATAAGTATGGTGCGGGCGCGTTACGCCCATGACCGTGCAACAAGTGTAATTGTGACGCCACGATTGTATGGTGATGTCATGTTTTACTCGAAGTGGGATGACGTCGTCCTAAAGGTCAAGGAGGACTTTGGTTACGACGATCAGGTCGACGTCGCCTTCAAGGTCATGATCGTCGGTCGCGACTTTAACACTGGTGATTACATCCAGTACCTGTGTTACGTCGCCCCAGGAGAGCGAATCCCGTATGGGTACGTTACCTTCACCATCAACGACAAGCACGTTCGCCGCTTCGGCGTCGAGAAGAAATTTTTGGGCGAGATCGGTTGCATCATCACCTCCCAGAACGACATCTTCAGTCACACCCCCGCCGTGAAGGGCGAAAAGTGTAGCAGGTGTCAGATCTTTTTCGAAGGTGCAGTCGAGACTGACGGCAAGTTTTTCTGTCGAGCGTGTCGCGAAAACCCTTGGCGTTAGGTCACAGCTCTCAAGATGCACTAGAAAACTAACTAATCAACGACTTAGACCATTACCTCACATCTGGTTCAGTGTTCTCTTGGTGCCCTTAGGGGCTGAGATGCCGTCACTCGAACAAGGTTGGATTGTCAGCGTCTCGGTATCCCACATCTATCATCTCTGCAATTTCCTTGGGATCGAATTGCATCGAGTTTAGCGTCAGGCGCTTGTCAGGTTGGACGAGCCTGATCTTGACGTGTTTCACCTTGTCTGCTTTCATGACGACGTCATTCATCAGGCCAACGAGTTGCAGGTCTGACCTAAGGATCTGGTCCGTCATCAGGTCAATGATCCTGAAGACGTAGTCTGGGACTGCTGCCTTTCCCCGAGGGTCCCAAGGATTTGCTGCTGACGGGTTGCTGCACATTATGACGTCAACCTCGTTTGCGCCCAACCTGATGGCCTCGCGCAGCGGCGTCATGTGCCTCAGCCCGCCATCGCACCACAGCTTCCCGTTTATCTCTACTGGTTGCATGAAGAACGGGTAGCTGGACGACGCTTGGACCCACTTGATCAGGTCATCGAAATCCTCTCGACCGTACTTGAACTCACCTGTGTCTAGACAGACGGCTCCGACGCGGAGCTTACGACCTGACTTCTTGATAGCGTCAACGTCAATGTTGTCGTTAAGCAGCTTGATCAGCGGGCTCGCGTCATACGCTGAGGCTTTTCTCAGGCTTAGCAAACGACCGAGGTACTTCCACTTAGCGATTATTGAGCTCTGGTTTATCGAGCGCCAGAACCTCTCCAGCTCAATGATGCCAGACTTTGGATCGCCGATAGGCGACTGTGCCAGCGCTGCGACGTTGATGGCTCCGACAGAGACACCACACATGATGTCATAATCACACCCCTGTTCGCCGATCCACTTTTTTAGGACACCTACCTGATAGGCACCTTTCGTAGCACCTCCCGACAACACAAGCGCTCGCATCTATTTTCAAGATATCAAATAGACACGAGGTATGACATCACATCCCTACGCCGAGTAACAATTTTCGCGTCTTTAATGTTGAGCCACCACCGCCGCTCTCAACGGGCTCCGACGCATCAGTAGCAGGAGAACCGCCGATCGTCCAGTTACCAGCTGTACCACCGTTGACGTTGACGTTCGTTGCTGAGTCGAGATCTAACCAGTGCAGGTTGGTGCCTGACGGCGCGATGCCCTGGCGAGCGTTTTGTGAAGCCGTTAGGGCATTCGCGTCGCTGATGGTGTTAGCCTGGCACCAGAACCCTTTGACGTTGCCATCAATGATCTCTTCACCAAATTGATCGTTGCCGATAAAGAGACCACCTCCCGCGATCGACGTGACAGCCGTTCCGCAGTTGATCGTGATAGTAGTCCAGGACGTTGCATTTTCAGCTCGGTAACGCAACGTGTAGGCTGTGCCGGTGCCTGAGTACTCTAAGATGAACGCAAGCCAAATTGTGCTTGATCCAGTGAGAATTGTGTGCGTGTCGATGTTTCCACCGCCGTTAGCAAAGGTGAACACATCAAGCGTCGTTGAACCAGTCGCAACGGCTAGCTGAAATCCCTGTGAAGAACCGCCAGTGCTACCAAACGCAACTATCGCCGTGTCACCAGCGGGAGCATAGGCACCAGTTCGAATTTGGGACCACCAACCCATGTGGAACGCTGCCGTCAACGTGGGCGTCGTAGTGGTGCTTAATGAGTCAAGGGTAAATCTAACTGAGGTCATGGTAACTCCCAAGCTGAGAACGACGTAGCGCTGAAGATCTTTGGATCGTCAGTCTGACCGGGAGAGTTGTTCTCACGATAAAAAGCGATTCCCGGGTTGCCTACTTGATAATATTCAGGTCGGGTCACGTTGGCGATCTGAGTGACAAGCGCGCCACGAATCATCCAAACGATGACATTTCCTGTAAGAGCGCCATCATCAAGGGTAAGCTGAGCGCGGAGCTTGTCACCGTCCTGCACGCCGAATGAGGTGAATGCCGCACCGATGTTATCGTAATTGCCATTGGGCTCTAGATAGCGACTGACGAAACCCAATATCCCGTACTTGCCTATTCCTAGGTTGATCTCAATGCCATCGAAATCAGTATCGTTATTGAACGATTGACCTAGGCTAGACCGTCGCAACGGCACCTGACGCGCACCGAGGAGCAGCTCAACCTCGAGGTCACCCACAGGATCACTGAGCTTTTGAATGGTCAACTCACAAGCGTGGTTTTTTTTGAAACCAGACAACCATGCCTGTGAATCATTGTACGTCGGAACGAACTTCTCGTCGCCTGTCTGATTTCCCCAACACACCCCACTGCCTTTTTGACAAATCGGTTGATAGGGAGAGCCTGTGGTCCAAACGCCGCCTTCAGAGAGTGGGCTTTCAGTTCCATCAAAGTTTGTTGAAAAGCTAAGCGGCGCAGGAGGCGTGACGATCGATCTCGAAGTCCCAGAAAACATCCTTGCTGTTACCATGGCAACACCATCACGCTAGCTCCGTCACAAAAAGATCGGTGAACCCAAACGCGGCATCGTTACCGTCAGTGTCAAAACCGATGCCAGGATTGCCATTGCTAAACACCAACGATGAACCGTCGCCAGCCATGTTTGCGTTTCCAAGCGTGAAAGGCAGCGCAGCGCCGTTGGCAGCTGTGATGTCAAGCGTGAACATCCTGACGCCATTGATCTTACACGTGAGCAAGTTGCCCTTGATCTCACCGTAAAAAACGTCACCAGAGACAGGTGCTGACGTCGACCCAAACTGATAGAGATAGTTGTACGACCCGTCACCGTTCCAACGGACGACGGTGAGGTACTGACCGAACGCAGACCAAAAAAGCTCGTATCCTCGAGCATACGTGCCTGAGTCATCGAACCTTAAGTGAATCTCGACCTCAGAAAACGTGCCGTTTGCGCCGCTCGAGCTGATGGTCGCAGTACAAGCATGGTCAGCTCTAAACCCAGACAACAGGGCTCGACCGTCATCGAACCCACTGGCGCTAGTAGCCGCAGAAACGCCGTGTGCGATCCCGCTAGCTGTCACGACGGGCGTGCTCGAGGCTGGCAACGCTGCCTGTCCTATGTCCGTTCGATCTAGGCCTAACCCGCTAGCGTGCCAGGCACCGCCTTCGGAGATCGGGTTTTCTGTCAAGGAGAAGGTAGTACTGTACGTCTTCAACACGACCGGGGAGAACGTGTTGCCAGAAAAAGGCCTTGCACTCACCATCAGTTCCCTGTTAATTTCCCATCAAGTAACCAGACACTGTGATGTCAACGTCGGCGCCGGACGTGATGCAACCTCCGGAGACTGGGGTGTTGACGGTCGTGATGAACAGAGGCACGCCTCCTCCGTGCATTGCGAACCCACCGCCTGCCGCGGCAGCATAACCCTGGATCTTGGTCGTCAATCCGTCCTTGATCACGACCTTTGTTGAGACGGTAGCATGGGCGTTTGTCACGAGCACGCTCATGACAGCGAAACGATTGCTCGCGCCAGGTGAAACGAGGATCGTACCCGAGGCCGTCGTGTAGTTTTGGGTGCCTTGACGTTGAAGGTCAGGGACCGATCCTAACAAGATGACCTGCTTGCCAAGCGAGTCAGCGATGCCTCCGACGATGAGACTGTTCGCTGTCACTGCTTTGTCTGACGTCCTAGCTTCGAACCCCTCGAACAAGGGATTCGCTGTTATCGTTGAACCTGTCAGGTTAAAACCTTGGACAGCACCGTTACCACCTGAGACGACGTTAACGGGCAAGGCAGCCGACCAGGTGACAGGCAAGGATCCCGTAGACGTAACGGTAACGGGACTGGTGATGCTGACCGATCCAGTTATTCCTGCCGATCCGGTGATCCGCAACGCTGAGGTTGAGTCGATCTGTGGGTATCTTACGATGCCATCAGAGCCGACACCAGCAAACAGTAACCCGGTCATTCCAACAGGAATTTTCAAGCTTGATGTGACAGCCATCAAGCTACCGCTAACGTCAACTAACACTACGGCGGGATTATCAACACTCATATCACTGTCCTCGTTCTAGAGATTTCGAACACACCTTGGTAAGTAATCGTGTCTTGCGCTTGGGACAACACTGTCGATCCGTCTGGAGCGTAGACCTTCCAGGTGATCGTGGCTGGCGTCTTGTTGGGATTGCGTGTCCACAGCTTTTCAACGATCTTTGAGCCACCAGCAGTGCGCCAGATGCTCGCCGTGGGGAAAGGTTGGGGGCCGATGTCAAGCGTTGACCCAGACCCAATCAGCTCATAGGGTCCGTTTTCAGCTAGGTGAATCAGCTGTCGTAGCGAAGCGTGAGAGTTAGCATCAAACAATGACGATGAAAGGATGACCTGACCGTTGCTCTGGCTGGTGACAGTCAACGCTCCAGCTCCGACCAGGTACGACAGGCCCGCAGAGGTTCGTTGGAGCGAACCTGACAGCTGCGTGAACGTTGAACCCGACAGGGTTGCTACGACCGATTGATCGATCGAGATCGTTGAACCAGCGACCACGATTCCCGTGCCAGCGACTGGGTTTGAACCACCGCTGCCACCAGACGCGCCTGAGATGATGATCTGGCCGTTCGACTGGGTTATCAGCGTGATTCCGCCTTGGGACAACAGGTAAGGCAATCCAGCACTAGTTCGTTGGAGCGAACCTGACAGACCTCCTCCTGCAATGACCGGTCCAGAGAAGGTTGAACCAGTCAGCGTCGCGAGAACGTTATCGTTGATGCCAAGAGAGACCGTTCCACCGGCACCGCCGTCTGTTAACGTCAATCCCGCTGAGACTGCCAACGATCTCTCGTTAGGAAGCGATCCGGTGTTACCAATCGTTATGTAAGACGCAGAGACGTCTGGGACTTGCGTCAACTTGAAACTATTGATCGGTGATAGGCCGATCGTGACGCTTGCGCCGGAGCCGCCGTCGGCGAGCGAAAGGTCAGCTGAAACAGCTAGCGACCTTTCGTTAGGCAGAGATCCAGTGTTTCCGATCGTCACATAGGACGCAGAAACATCAGCAGCACTGGTGAATGACGAAGCGATCACCACCTGACCGTTTGATTGCGAAGCGATCGTTACGTTCTGCCCGGCGACCAGGTAAGATAGGCCCGTAGTAGTCCTCTGAAGCGATCCTGATAGCTGAACGAAGGTCGAACCTGAGAGCGTTGCGACAACAGCAGGATCGATCGAGATAGTCGATCCTGCAACTAAGATGCCTGCGCCAGCGACAGGATTCGAACCCCCGCTACCGCCAGAACCGCTGATGATGACTTGACCATTCGATTGGGTCGTGATGGTGATCGAGCCTTGCGAAAGCAGGTATGGAAGGCCAGGAGCGATCTGTTGTAGAGAGCCCGACAATTGAGCAAAGGTCGAGCCAGACAACGTAGCGACGATCGAGTTATTGACGCCAATGGTAACCGTCGATCCCGCTCCCCCATCTGTCAGTGTCAACCCAGATCCGACGCTTAACGATCGTTCATTTGGAAGCGAACCCGTGTTACCGATCGTGACGTACGATGCTGAGACATCAGAAAGCGCAGCCTTAAGGTTGTCTAGGGCATTTGAGACCGTTGAACCTGAAACCGTCGCTGAGTCATTCGTGATGTCACTTGCATTGATGTAACGCTTCGCCGTCGGGTCTGACGTCAGAGCAATGCCACAGTTCGCCAACGGAAAGCGAAACGGAATGATCGATGAAAACGATCCAGTCACGTTCTGTCCCGCTGCGACAACGGGAGTCGTCACCGGGAAGGTCAGGTTCGCAGCTGCAGCAACGACTGCATTACCACCACCGGTGAAATTGATGCCAGTAGCAAACGTGTTAGAAGAGCCGGAGCCCCATACCTTAGCGTTTGCAACAAGCTGACAGCCGTGACCAACGTAGAATCCCGTTTGGCCCGAGCCGTTACACATCTCAAAATCATTCAACAGTTTCACAGACGCTTGACCAGTCTGTGTGGTGATCGACGGGTGGTTCATCGAAATGAACGCTGCATCGATGGCGCATGCTGGACCGAAACGGGCAACTGAGTTGCCAGTAAAGCTCAACCCAGCCTGAAACGAACACCCGTTGAACAAGAAAAACTGGCCTATCAGCGTCTTCGAACCGGTTCCAGCGATGGTTCGGCAGTTGTTAAACGTGATCGCGCTTAGCGACGTTGATGACGTTCCTGTCAATTCACACTGGCTGAACGTGATTCCCAAACCTTGAGGAAGAACGGATCCACCAGTGTGATCGTTCGTTGAGACGTCTTTTACGACGAACGACGCGAGACCAATCGCACTTGGGCCCAATCCAACTAGATTCGAATTGACACCGATCTTAGAGATCTTCGTCAAAGTTTGTTCAACAACAACCTGGTCACCGATCGAAGGAAAGGTCAAGCTAGCGTCTGACTCACGATAGAACGGTTTGACCCAAGTGTGTTGGGAATCTGCACCCAGACCTGTCGAGTAAGTGACCGAACCTGAAGCTGCGCCGCTGATGACCCGAATCCTTCGACTGGCGACGAAGCTGCTCGTCGTCGATGCAATCATGCCACGAGTTGGCGTAGAAGAATTGGACGCTGTCACCTCTGACAGGGTCATGGGATTGCTTGATGAGACAGTTCCCAAGATTGTCAACGTGTTAGGAGGTTGGAACGTAGCGTTCAGTGACAACGTATCATACGTTCCTGGTGCAAAGTACAGAACCGTCGTCTGACGAGGAAAGTAAAGAGTTCCCTCTGGGCACAAGATCTGTGACAGACGCTCTGCAGTTCGAAGCGGCGTGCTGGGTGAGGTGCCGTTGTTAAGATCTGATCCAGAGACAATGTCAACGTACCAACGATCTACCAGGTGGGCTGGGTTAACTGAACCAGACGGACCAGCCTGGATTCCGTATGATGAAATCTGAACCTGACCGTTCGAGCCCGTCACAACAGAGGTCGTTCCGAAGCCGGCGATGTACGTCTCGCCCGTTGTCAATCTTTGAAGAGATCCGCTGACAAACGGAGCGTTAACGACGCCTGTGAACGTGGTTCCCGAGACGGTCGCCACGACGCTGTCATTGATGCTGATTGCGTTGTTCGTCTTCGTGAGCCCAGTGCCAGCAACAGTCGTGTCATTCGATGATGAAACAAAGATCTGACCGTTGGACTGAGAGGTGATCGACACGCCACCTACGCCAACAAGATAGCTCAATCCGGATATGGTCTGTTGAAGCGAACCAGTCAGACCCCCAGAGAGAACCAGCGGCCCCGTCATCGACGAACCAGATCTCATCACGACAACATTAGGATCGATCGAGACCTGGAAGCTAGAAACGATGACGCCGGTGCCGGCTGAAGGAGGCACAGGTGACGAACCAGAGATTTGAACCTGACCGTTCGAGCCCGTCGTTACGGTCACGCCACCTACGCCCGCGATGTACGTCTCCCCCGTCGACAAGCGTTGCAACGATCCCGAGACGCCACCAAGCAACGTCAATGGTCCCGTCACAGACGAGCCTGAACGCATCACCACTACGTTGGGATCAACAGAAACCTGGAAACCCGAGACAGTGATGCCTGAACCCGCAGTCGGTGGAACTGATGAACCTGAGATGACGATCTGCCCGTTCGATTGCGAGACGATAGAAACGTTGCCCGCACCCACCAGGTAAGAAAGTCCCGTGTCAGTTTGTTGGATCGATGCGCTCAGTCGCTGGAAGCTCGAACCAGATCGCATCGCAACCAAGTTAGGATCAACGCTGATCTGCTGTCCAGAAACGATGACGCCCGTTCCCGCAGTCACCCCTTGAGGGACTGAGCTGCTGATCAGGATCTGACCGTTAGACTGTGAGGTGATCGATATGCCACCAACACCAACGAGGTATGACGATCCATCAATCGTCTTCTGAAGCGAACCAGTCAACCCGCCGCTTAGGACGAGGGGCCCGCTCATCGAAGAGCCAGACCGAGCCACGATCAGATTAAAATCG